TCACGCTTCCTTTTCTGCGTGTTGCATTTCGTGTTGCATATTCTCAAAATGTGAGTTTACTTTATCGATAAATTTCTTGTCTTCTGCATCAATCGTGTTGCGATAGACTTTTTTTAACACGCGATCAGATTTCCAACCGCCACGCTTCATTATATACTGGTCCGGTATCCCGATAGCGTGCATGATCGATGCGGTATAATGTCTGAGATCGTGGAATCGGAACTTTGGTATCCCTGCCGCTTGCAGTATACGCCCAAACTTTTTAGAGATATCTTCCGGGTGCATCTTAACAAGTTTTCCTTCTACATCATCAAATTTCCGTATAACAAATTCTGGAAAAATAATATATCGGTAACTCTTTTTCGTCTTAGGTGACTTCTCGATCATCCCTTTTCTTCCGCGCACTCTTGTAATCCGGACTCTAATCGAATTTCCGTTTATATCCTCTTTTTCAAGCCCACACACTTCCCCACGTCTAAGGCTGCCAAAAGCGGCAAGAAGAACAGCTTTCTCAAGTTCTGTCCCCTTGATGTAGTTTATAAGATTTACAATATCTTGGTCGGAAGGAGTATAATATTCCAGCTCTTCGGATTGCGGGAGTGTAGTTTTGAACGTCCGGTCCGGAGCGTACATGGACATTACCGGAATGAAGAGACCGTAAGCATTTTTGACAGTTTTTGGAGATAACCTTGCAGATAGATTATTGACCCATATCTGTACATCCTCTTGTGTGATTTTTCGGATGTTAATTTCCTCAATATCCCCAATTTGGTTATTCATGATTGTTTCATAACCTCGCAGCGTTGTTTCTGATAATACATTTTCTTTCGCTTCTATATACCTTTTAAACGCTTGCTTTACGGTCATATTTTCTGGCCGCTTCTTAGTATCTCTTTCCGAAAGGAATGTAGCTGCCTGCGCTTCTGCATCCTGCTTTCCTTTTCTTCCTGGCAGATTGCTTGTGAAAGATTCGTAGATTCTCTTTTCCTTCTGTTTCCCTGTCTTCTCGTCGATAATTGGTTTTCCTTCCCTGTCATATAGCTTTTCTTTGTGGCTATATACAAGACACCTCCATGTACCGGAGGGCAGCTGCTTTGCTGTTGCCATTTCGTCATCTCCTTTAAATTTTAGTATAAAAATAACAGCCAGCGCAAAACAAACGTTCCGCTTGCAAGCTGTTTCCGAAGATGATACAATATTCGTGGATTTCAATAGCATATCTTCGGATATGTAGACCGTCTCTGTTGGCGCAGGGGCGGTTTTTATTTTATTGTGGTGGATGGCAAACGCCGCACGGTTCATAAACCCCGCGTACCTCAGATAGATGCTTTTCTATCTTAGATTTTAAAGTTCTGCATCCAGCGCTATGATACTTGGCCCCAGTGTTTGTTATATACACGATGGGATCATCTTGGCTTTGCTGTGCAGCCCGTTCTTGCGCTGCTTGTGCTGCAGCTTGCTCTTGTGCAATCCTTTCTTGTTCAGCAGCGGCAGCCTGTTCTTGCTCAATTCTTGCCTGTTCAGCTGCTTGCGCTTCCTGTTCCAACCTGATCCGTTCTTCTTCCTTAGCTTTTAATCGAGCTTCCTCTTCTGGATCTATAACAGTGATTGTTTTTGTACTACTCTCAATTTCTTCGTTTGCTGTGAAGAACAGTGATACGTTTCCGGAATCAGTAAATGTAACAATAGCTTTTCCGTCTTTGTATTCAAGTTCTGCAATATTATTTGCAGATAGCTCCAAACTTTCAATTTCTGCATCAGATGGACTTGGAGTTATTTTAACTTCTGTCACATCACCTATAGCAAATTCCGTCTTCCCCCACTCTACAGTTATGGAGTTTAATTCAGATGGAGATCCAAGCCATATAAAGATAATTAGAGATGTTGCAAACACAATCGAGCATATCGCAGTATTCCTGATCCTGTATGGTCGGAATTTTTTGGATGCAACACAGTATATCAATACCGGTATGGCTGGTATCCATAAAAAAGAATACACTACAAGTGCAATAGAGAGCATTATTAGTAAGGCAATAAGACCAAGACATCCACCACCACTTTTATTCGATGCTCTACTCATTGTTTTCCCCTTGTTTTCTTTAGTTTTTCCGTTTTTGGTTTCTGTGTAATACAGTCCGCTCCCTGGAATTCCAAAGCTTTTTGTCCGTTTTCCGTCAGAATTAACAGTGTAATGTATTCCTTTTCCGCCAAACGTGAAGCTATGGCTATTCTTGTTAAGATTAAACTTTATACCGGGAGCAATTTTAAAACTTTTTCTAAAGCGAAATCCCATATCTTTTCCTTATATACATTTTCAATGCCTTTATTTTACTGCACTGCTATTTTTTGAGTATCTTTCTTGTTATCAAACGATATCATATCGGATGCTTCAATCGTGAGCTCAGTATCACTCTTCAATTTATATACCTGGCATACTTCAACCGTTCCACCCGGCTGCACTTCATTTATAGCGTAATTGTTCATAGAGTCGTTCTGTTCTGTCATAATTCCTATTTCACACTCGCCACCGTCCTGAAAACACTGTACGTTTGCAGCAATTCCAGCTGTTGCATTTTCATCCGAATTATTTGTAAAGGTATAATAGTAAAGCAGACATTTATTTCCCTCATAATCATTCGCAAATTCATGTCGTACATATTTTACATTAAATTTTTCTGCTGTAAAATCTATGATTCCGTCATCGACTGGCTGTGCTTCTTCTTTTGATTCTTCTTTCTGCTCTGTTGTTGCTTCTGTCTTTGCCTCGGCGTCTTTGGATGATTCGGCATCCCCACCACATGCTGTAATGGATAATGCCATAGCTCCTACTAATAACATTGCTACAATTTTCTTTTTCATAGTTTCCTCACTTTCTTATGTACATTAACACCACTTTACTCTATATATAAACGCCGAAGCGGTTATATCATTTCCAGTATTTCCCTGTAGTTTCCAGTATCGGAATATACTACAATTAAAATATTATGAAAATACTACTCGATAAGATCATGCACGATAAAAACCTATCTACTCGGCAAGTATCCATTGCGACCGGAATATCAAAATCAACGATTAACCGTATTGCAAATGGTGAAATATCACCGACAGCTGACACACTGGAATTACTTGCTAAGGGCTTAAAAGTCCGAATTTCTGACCTTATCGACTCTCCATATCAATAAGTGTCCCAGATCTGGGACGATTGTCCATTTTCGCGTAAGTTTCCCGATTTTAGATTGTTAACTTAATAGAGAGGTACATAAGTACCAAAAAATAACAGAACAAATGTTCGAACAAAATATTGATTTTTATTCACCGAAATAGTATTATGTATTCAGGGATTTCGAACATGTGTTTTTGCAGTTAGGAGGGACTCACGATGGACGAATTAAATATCTTGTTATCCAAGCTGAACGAAAAAGACTACAGAATCATTAAGCAGCTTGTTTCGATATTATATAGGTATCTGGAGAAAAGAGGGAGACTTTAGTCTTCCCTTTTTTCGCTTAATCCAGAACCTACGCTTTCGAAGTACTCTCGTATAACAGTTTTTGATTTTTCATCCAGTTCTTGATATTTCTTCATCATTTCTATAATCATATCGTAAAAAGGATTTCCATGTCCGTCATATTCCAGTAGATCTTCTACATAATAGCCAATTTCATCAGAGGGCTGTTTGAACATTTCTCCCGTTCCATTTCTCAACCATTCTTCATTTACGCTATATTTATTGCATAAATCGGAAATAACTCTATCGCTTGGAACCGCTTTTCCTATTTCATATGTAGCTATTGTATTTCTTTTCAAACCAAGCTTATCAGCAAGTTCTTGCTGCGTTATTCCTATTGCTTTGCGCAGTTCTTTTATGCGCTCGTTCATTGGCACACCTCCTATCTAATGAAGATTATAAACTACCAAGAAATAAATGTCAATCTAAAATGTTGAAAAAATCAACAAAAATGTATTGACAAAGTTGATTAACCGACATATAATAGTCGTACAACAACAAAGCAACGTAACAAACAGAAAGCGAGGAAATGAAAATGAAAGAAGAATTTACTTACACTTTAAAAATGTTTATGGAAGATTACAACGGATTTGATTGGGAACATGGGAAAGTCATTATCGTGAATAGGCATGCACCCCACATCTGTACAGGACAGCGTGTGTATCTCATAGAACAATTCAAGAACAGAGGTGTTAGAAGCTGGACGCATGACGAAGATACAATGGTAATCACTATATAAGCCGGACACGTTCCGGCACTGTAATGCAGCCGAAGCCGGTTCCAAGCCCGGAAGATGCAGAGGACAGAATACAAGGAAAGGAGCAGTGAAAAGATGCATGAAATTTTTTGCACACACAAAACATTTTTAGGAGGAAAATCCATCGCAGAAATATCTTTTGAGCTTCCCAAAAAAGAGTGGGAAGAGTTGAAAGAAACACAAGGATGGAAATTCGTAGAAAGATTTTTAAATCGAAAGAGAAAAGGGGTTGTAAATAATTTCGAACTTTTAAAAGCGATTAGTGCTGAACGAGAATTCAGTGAGATGATTATTGCGTTGGCGGAAGAATTTAAAACGCCTGAAAAGCTGGAAGAAGCTTTAAAAAAGGAAATTTCAGAGGAAGAGCTGCGACATACATTAGAAGCAGCTCAAGAAAGTAATTATCCTCTATTCTTTTCAGGCATGCAGTAAGCGCAACCGTTTCTGCTTACAGCAAGCATGGAAGCAAAAATCACAGCTTCTGTATAAGTGTCGCAGTTAAAAACATGTTCTGGTTTTATTTCATCGATTTGACATTGCGGTGTTTCACGGTCTAGATCGTGAATTTCTCCAGTGTTTTTGTTTAAAACAAATTGTTTTCCGTTAAAAGGTGAATTACAACGTCTCATAAGATTGCTCCTTTCGTGATACTCGGACATGCCAGTGTCCTGTATCAACAGTATAGGAGATAAGCAAAAAGAAAGCAATCCCGCCACGGAGGTTACGACGGCAATAAAAGAATAGGAGGTAAAAAGGCATTGAACGAATTACAACAGAAATTAGACAGCCGGGAAGTGGCTGAGATGGTAGGAAAGGCACATGACAAGTTATTGAGAGATATAAGAAATTATATCGAACAACTTTCACTCGCCAAGATTGGAGAGTCAGATTTCTTCGCAGAATCTACATATAAGAATGAACGTGGAAAAGAATACCCGTGCTACCTAATCACAAAAGAGGGATGCGAGTTCATCGCACACAAGCTCACAGGAGTAAAAGGAACGGAGTTCACAGCGAAATACATCAAGCGGTTTCACGAGATGGAAAATATCATCAAAGAACATGTTCCGCAGGGCAAAGAACTCCTTGCACTTGCAGTACTTGAAGCGCAGAAGACCATTGAAGAGCAGACGGCGCAGATCGAGGAAATGAAGCCAAAAGCAATATTTGCGGATGCTGTCGCTACCAGTCATACATCCATCTTAATCGGCGATCTGGCAAAGATTTTGAAACAGAACGGCGTTGAAACAGGGCAGAAGCGCTTATTTGAATGGTTGCGTGAAAATGGATATCTGAGTAAGAGAAAAGGAACTGAATGGAACTCGCCCACACAGAAATCTATGAATTTAGGGCTGTTTGAAGTGAAAGAGACAACAGCTATGAATCCAGATGGTTCCGTTCGGATTAACAAAACCACAAAAGTAACCGGCAAAGGACAGCAGTATTTTATCAACAAATTCCTGAATGTAGCATAGGAGGTAAACATGAGCGAAAAAGACAGAAAAGAGATTGCAGAAATGGTGAAAAAAGCAAAGTATCTGGCAGAAAATGATCCACAGGGGTTTATGCTTGCCAAGAATAGCATGGATATTCTGAAAGCGAGATCAGATATGGATGCAGTAGAGGAAAAGAATGGAGGGTTGACATCGTGCCAAGAGCAGCAGTTGGAGAAAACGAAATAAAAAACAGAGTTTTGCGTGGCAGTATTGACAATGCAAAAAGGCTAAAAGATATAGGGATGGATGATCTTTCCACTCTTACAGGTATACCGGAAAGCACTCTGTACGCCAAAATACGCGAGCCGGATAAATTTAATCTACGGGAATTAAGACTGATATGTAAGGCATTGAGAATCCCGGAAGAAGAGAAACAGAGACTTGGTGGCTTAATATTGTAATTGTTGTGAAAGGAGGACAAGTGATGAAAAGGCTGACAATCAATCAGATCGAGAAATTCATTCAGACGCTGGAATCCATGGAAAAGATAGACGGTGACACCGAAAATCAGAAGCAAGGCGCAATCTCGTACCTTACAAACTACCGCGTCAGATTAGAAGAGCGTGGAAAGAAATCCGTGAAATTAAAGGAGGTATGCGATGAAAGTTAAAGGAACTTACCATTGCCAGACTACTCAACAGCCCAATGTATTAAACAGTTGGGACATCCGGTCCGTATCGGTTGAATTGCCGGAAGAAGAGGACAAGCCTTACTGGCACAAGGTTGCAGCATCTGTGATCGGGTTCGTGCTGGCGATGATCGGATGGTGGTTGGTGTTTGGGTATTAAAAATGAGCACCTACAAAAAGGCTGGGGAGCCGTAGGTACTCTGACAAAAAATCAAGAATATATTAACAGATTTTAGGAGGATAAGCAATGGATAGAAAGAAAATACATGAACTTTTAGATTTAATTCTCGAGATTCAAGAGCGTGGAGAAGGTAAGGATGGGTATCCGTACGTAAGCATTGAATTTTCGAACTACGGTAGCAGAATAATTCTCTGGGCGCAAGAAAACGGATTTGTTGCTGATGAAGATTACGATTTGTTTGACGGTATTGGAACAGATAAGCAACTAGATGATGCAATCGTTTTGGCAAAAGTATTGCTGGAAAAAGCAGTAGATATGGTGGGCAAATAATATGTACGAATATGCAGAAGAACTGGAAGAAATAACAGATCAAGAAGTGGCTGAAAAAGACAGATATTTTAGGGTGCGCAAAAGGCACTATCAGAATTATTGCGATTTTATGGAGGAAATAACAAATGGCAACATTATACGAAATTGATGAAGAGATTTTAAATTGTGTAGATCAGGAAACAGGCGAGATTGTCGACCCGGAAAAGCTGGCACAGTTGCAGATGGATTTTGACAAAAAGGTAGAGGGAATTGCTCTCTGGATCAAAAACCTCTTATCTGATGCAGAAGCAATCAAGACAGAGAAAAATAAACTGGCTGACCGCCAGCGGTCATGTGAGAACAAGGCGAGAAATCTAAAAGAATACCTGTCTGGCTACCTGTGTGGAGAGAAATTCAAAACACCAAGAGTCAGCATCTCTTATCGAAAATCAGAGAGTGTAGAGGTGCAAGATGTTTCAAAACTGGACAAGGAATACTTGAAATTTGCTGATCCTGAGGTTGATAAAACAAAGGTGAAAAAGGCACTGAAAGATGGTGTTGAGTTATCTGGCGTTGTATTGGTACAGAACAATAATATTCAGATTCGGTAGGTGCAATCATGGGAAATTTGGATTTATATAACAGGGTTAGAATTGTCCCGGAAGAAGCAAAGAAGCCTATCAAAGGCGGCCGCTTGAACGGAATGACGGATATTAACCCTATGTGGAGAATCAAAGTACTTACAAGTGAATATGGTCCGTGCGGCATTGGCTGGTTTTACAAGCCTGTTAAGAAATGGACGGAACAAGCTGGAGGAGAAACAGTTGTATTCGTAGATATCGAACTGTTTGTAAAGGTAGATGGTGAGTGGTCACAACCAATCTTTGGGACCGGGGGGAGCAAGCTATCGCAAAATGAAAGAAATGGGCTTTTCGTTTCCGATGAATGTTACAAAATGGCAACAACAGACGCTATTTCTGTAGCTTGTAAGCAACTTGGAATTGGAGCTGACGTTTATTTTGGAGCGGATAGAACTAAGTACGATTCTCCGTTCGAAAGAGTGGAGCGAGTGCGAAACGAACTGAAAAAACGCAGATGTTCAGAAGCAAATTTTATGCAGGTATATAGGTTGGATAATATTGAACAGGTGACAGATAGCCAAATCAAAGATTTTATAGCGAGAATGGAGGCGGCAAAGCATGACAGTGTGGATCAGAAGTAGAGTGCAGATGCCAAACTACGTGAAAGAAAGTATTAGATCATTGGTAAAGTCGATTTGCGATAAAGATGTCGATGTGAGTATTGCTCTGCACAAAGAATCAAAAACAGATCAGCAAAGAAAATACTTTTGGACGCTAGTAAAAGAACTCCGCAGCGCTATGAAAAACGGACAGACTGAAAACGATGTGTATTTGCATCTTTTAAGGATATACGGGACGTCAGATTTTATAAACCTTCCGTCCGATCAGGTGCATCTTGCAAGAGCTTGTTACCGGATTGTAGAAGTACAGAACAAGAAAGAGTTCGTGAACAAGGAAAATGAGTGCATTACTGTTTGTACTTTGCGCTGTTGGAAAGGATTGAGCGAATACGATACCAACGAAGCTTGCATGTTGATAGATGGAGCGGTGGAAGAGTGCAAAAGTCTTGGTATTCCGACAGATACGCCGGATGAAATTCGCAAAATGAAAGAGTTGTGGGGGATTGAATTATGAGCATTGATTACAGTGACATGGCATTTCCGAAGCCAAGGCGAAAGAAAAAGAAAAAAGGACATCAAAGAACGTCCGGCAGACCCAAGAAGCTGTGGAGCATATTCACAGAGGACATGGATCACTGCATGCACACCGGAGCTTACGGAGTGGAGAGGCATCATATTTTTAGTCACACATCGAAAGAAATTGAACTTTCGGAGGACTACGGATTCATTGCCCCGTTGAGACCGGACCTGCATCCAAACGGAACGAAAGCGGGGAAGAATGCAGAGAAAGTTGACCGAGACTTAAGAAAACGCTGCAAGGAATATTATTTGCAGCACTACGGAACAGAAGAGCAGTTCCGGCAAGAATTCCATTATGTTAGCAAAGGGTAACCTTTTGCTATAAATTGTAACCCGTTCATGGCTGCACAGTACGTCACAAATACCTTAAGTAAGCCAGATTCATTGTCTCCCGGTAATTCCGGGAGCAGAAAGGAGAACGAATGATAATTACAATTCCAGGGAAACCCGTTGGAAAAGCAAGACCGAGATTCCGCAGAGCCGGATTTAAGGTTATTACATACACACCACCCGAAAACAAAAAGTATGAAAAAGAAGTTGCGAGGATTTATAGACAGAGCGCAGGTGTTCTTTACGCAGAGATACCTCTGAGAGTTCGAATTTCAGCGAAATTCCCGATTCCAGAGAGCTGGTCTAAGAAGAATAAGGAGAAAGCTATAAAAGGCGAAATAAAGCCGAATAAGAAACCTGACTTAGATAATATCGCAAAAATCATCTTGGACGGACTGAACGGAGTTGCATACACCGATGATAAGCAGGTGACCAGCTTGGAGATTGAAAAGGTGTATTCGGACACACCTTGCGTGGTGGTCTATATTGCGGAGGATGAGTGATGTCAGAGGTTAAGTGGATCAAGATTACAACGGATATGTTTGATAATCGCAAGATTAAACATCTGCGGAAACTTCCAGACGGAAATAACATTGTCTTAATCTGGGTGATGCTGCTTACCATGGCTGGACGGTGCAATAGTAACGGGATGGTGTTTTTAACGCAGAACATCCCATATACACCTAAAATGTTGGCTGATGAGCTTGATTTTGAGGAAAACACCGTGAAATTAGCCTTACAATCACTGGAACAGTTGGAAATGATCGTGATGGACAATGGATTTTTTACTATTCCGGGTTGGGAAGAGCACCAGAACGCGGAAGCCCTCGAGAAAATCAGGGAACAGAACCGGATTAGGAAGCAAAAACAGCGGGAAAAACAGAAAATTGAGTGTGTCACAGAAATGTCACGTGACGCAAGTGTGACAAATTTGGGAAGTCACGCTACAGATATAGATAAAGATATAGATATAGATAAAGAAAGAGATATAAGAGGTAATAGAGTAGATTATCAGCAAATAGCTGATATGTATAATGCCACTTGCGTGTCATTCCCTCGCTTGACACAATTATCCGAAAAAAGAAAACGAGCAATTAAAGCAAGATTAAGAAAATATTCCATTGATGACATTAAGAGGGTATTTGAGCTTGCAGAGGAAAGTGATTTTCTAAAAGGGGAAAATGATCGGGATTGGTCGGCAACCTTTGATTGGATGATGAATGATGCAAATATGGCAAAGATTCTGGACGGGAATTATAAAAACAAAGATGCAAAGCAATCAAAACCGCCAGTAAGCAGAAACTTAAACAACTTTGAACGCAGAAATTACAACATGGACTCCCTGGAAGAGCAGTTGTTGAACTCGAATTAAGGAGGAATTATGGAACCGAAGAAAGTAACAATAAACTACGCTCTGCTCTGCAAGGAACTGGAAAAGCAGGGCAAGACGAAAGAGAAATTCTCGGCAGAACTCGGGAGAAGCAAGTCTTTTGTCTGCAATATGGCGAAGAACCCGGAACAGACAGAAGATTTTGAAAGAACCATGTGTTTACTTCTCGGACTTGAACCGGGAAGTCTGGTAAAAGAGCCGGAAAAGAAAGGTATGACCGCAGCGCAGGCACTTACAGTCATCCGGGATGAGATTTTAGAAAACCGAAGAATCATGCAGGAGAATTTTGAAAAGATCTGGAACAAGATGAACACCAACACCATCCAATTGGAAAAAATCAAGGACAAGGTCAATACGATGTCAAAGACCGATTACGACAAAGCTTTAGAGTGGCTGCAAGACAAGATGGAAGGTGGACGCTATGACGGGGCGAAGTTGCTCATGGAGTCAGAAGCGGCAGGAATTAAAAGGTCGGACATTATGAAAGCAAAAGCGGAACTTGGAGTAAGAATCCAGACTACAGGGTACGGAAAGAATGTGAAAGCATGGTGGAGTTTGAAGGGGGAGAACCATGGATAGAGGGAAATATAGCTTTAGCGGCAGAATGAAGCAGTCATCCGGATTTAAACCGGGCAACATGGCAGCATATATGTACGGCAGTACAAAGCGGAAGAGAAAGAAAAGGGTGAGAGGAAAATGACGAATAATGATCATTTGAACAACATAACGGGAGAAACGGATACGCCAGAAATCTCCGCAGTGAAGATGATACTTACAAGAATAGATGAGGATTTGGAAGACGATCTGTACGAAGAAAACCGTGATAAATACCTGAATTTGTACAAGAGCCAAAAAGAGTGGCTG